GTAACGTAAATGCTCCCCAGTTAGGGGCTATACGTTACCCTGTATCTGTCTCTCAAACGGCAGACCAGGATAGATATCACGCGTTAAGCAAAACCTTGACGCGTGATAGAGTCTCAGCAAGCTGGTTGTAGTTGCTGAGACGGCTGTAGAAGTTAGGATCTATGATCCGCTTCTGCAGGAGCCGGTCACACACATTGACGAGGTGTAGGACCGGTTTCGTCAAGGGGTCCCCCATAAGGACTCCTCGACGAAGGGTTACCACACGGATGTCTTTCGCATCCGTGGGGTCCCCGAGATCTGCTAAAAGGCCAGTGGCCTTGAAGTAAATCTGCCTGGGTTTGTAGCAAGTTTCTACTACAATCCCCTGCAATACCCTTGGAATTCCACATTTGGTCATCCAGGGTATTCCCAAATCTCTTCCAACCGTGTGTTGGAGAAGATCGGTAGCCTCGCTGTAGTCGGTTGACGACACAAAGAGGTCTTCGAAAGTGTCCGTCCGTTCGACGTACCCTTCGAATGAGGTCTCCTCTCTGCTGAGCAGGGAGAAGACTTCACTCTTCTCCAGCTCGTTCGTGAACGAGTTGAAGAAGTTCCAGCCATGGTTTGATGCGCTCATCCCTGACTGGCTGCTCCGGATCCCTTTTGCTAGGGGTTCGGAACAAAGCTTACTCACAAGATCGAGAACGATCTTGAGGCAAGCACGGGCCTTGGTAACGCTTCTAGCTTTACCTGGCTCCTTCACCACAGTGAGAAAAGCTTTTCTAAGCTCCACCGGTGGTGTATGGAGAACTCGGTCTAGACAGACCCAGAAGATAAGTTCTCCGATAGTGTCGAAGTCATCCTGGAATTTCCAAGCCTCGACACTTCCTGTGTCCAGATTCCTCACGGGAATCTGCGACATAGGGTCAACGTTGCCGATCATTTCTTTGATCTGCTCCGTTGTTCCGCCTTCCTTCCGGGTTTTCTCCCAGCAGGCAGCGGACGTGATAGTAACCCGCGACTTTGTCGCGAGTCCTGTCACAGCAGCGATGGGTAAGTCCTTGATGACTTCCTCCACCGCCATTCTCCTCAGGGATCGCTGTGTAGCGGTCTCTGGGGGAGGCTCCGACGAAACGGTCAAAATGAACTTTCGTTTCGATTGGAGAACAACTAGTGGCGGCGGTGTTCCGCAGCCTCTAGTTTGAGACAGTATGCCTGTTATCAACAGGCGTTCGTGTCCCTTGGCTTCGCGAAGGACCTGCCAGGTCCTCCACAGAAGCCGGACCCACTCCTGCCCCTCCGGGGGCGGGCGTGTGTCATGTTCAAGAGAGCCCAGGTGGCTTGACTTCTTGAACCACTTCCGACTCCACTTAAGTGTGGAATAGGAAGTTCGGATGTTGATTGCCTCTAGAGACAATTCTCCATCGAGGAACTCGTCTCCTATTAACAAGGAGAGAGTCCCAAGTGTGAACAGATCGTATCGATCCCATGTCCACACCTCGGCGGGATTCGCCAGAAACCTCTGTGTGAATATCCCGTCAACGGTCTTCAAGACTTCGATGAGTCTTAAAGATCGTGAGCCGCGGTCGCGGGGTTTGTAAACCCCGTCCTGCGACAGAACCCGTTTCTCCTCTGCAGTCCAGAGGGGATCGGGTCCACCCTTCAGGAACCGGTTCAACCGGTTCCTCAAGGTTCGAGCCCAGTGTCCAATTTTGGACTCTGGGTCGGAACACTCTTTGGAGAGCCTAGCTCCCCAATGAGTGTGTCGATACACGATGTGATGCTTCACATCGGTATTCGTGACCTTTGAAAACCTTTGCTTGTTTTTCAAAGATCCATCCCACTTTGGGCCCAAAAGCCTTGGTGGGAGCGGGTCTTGGAGACGAATTCCGTCTCCAGACCAGACGACGACATCAGGTCCGTCTTCGGACCTGATAGCCGCGAGTGCGCGTGCCGCGTGGATTTTCCACGGGCACTCGTACTTTATGCGGTGGGAAAGTTTCTTTCTTCGCCGCACAATCGTGGGATTGTTCTCAAGGAGAACAGTTTCCGCGTCCGAGGTTTCCGACCCTGAGTGGTCGTACTCCTCGTCGATGATCTCTGGGTTTTCGGACACAGAGGTCATCAAGTCGTTGGATTCACGTAGAAATGAAGACAACGATTCAGAATAGGAAGGGATTGTACCCTCCATATTCTGCACTTGGACGAAGACGGGGTTCCCGTCTTCGTCCCAGTCAGTCCTCTCAATGGGAAAGCCCCTTTTGAGAAGATTGGACTGGTTCGCAGAGACGCTCTGCGAACCAGCCTTCGCCAAAATAAGTGCCGACGGCACCTGTTTTGTCGATAGATAGTGCTTACCGACCATGAAAGGTCGGAGCACATCTGGGACAACCGGTTTCGTAGTAGAAACGGGGTTGTACCAAAGCGGGACTGCGGTCATCAAAGACCACACCCGCTCGTCCATTACTTTCGCTTTAAGCGTTGGAAATGTGATACTTAATTTGCCAGACATGTTCTGGAC